GGCAGATCACCGACCTGCGCAATCAGGTGTCGCAGCAGGGCGAGACCCTGAACCAAATGCTGGCGAGCACCCGCAAGGCGGAGCAGGTCGGCTACCGCCGGGCGATGCAGGAGCTGCACCAGCAGCGTTCCCGCGCCGTCGAGGCGGGCGATACGGCGGCTTTCCAAGCCGTGGAGCAGGCCATGCGCGAGCTGGGGCCACCACCGCCGGAGCCGCCGCCACCGCCTCAGGACCGCGGCCAGGGCCAGCCACAGGCCAACGCTGATCCGGTGATCCAGGCGTGGGTGCGCAACAACAACTGGTTCACCACCGACCCGGTCGCCAACGTGGCGATGATCGCGGCGATGCAGCAGGCGGAGCGCGCCAGCCCCCACGGCAGCGTCGAGGACCATCTGGTCGAGGCCGAGGCGCACATCCGTCGGCGATTCCCCGAGCACTTCCCGCGAGCGCGCACCACCAACGGCAGCGGCAATGGCACGGAGCGGACCGTGCGCCAGCCATTGCATGTCCAGGAGGAGGCTGAGGAAGAGGAGGAGCCCGTGGCCCAGCCAGTGCGCCGCCAAGCGGCGGCAGTCGCACGATCGTCGGAGGGAGCACCGGCCCGGCGCCCTGGCCCACGCAGCTTCGAGGCCATGCCGGCCGATGTCAGGGCTCAGTACGACCGTCAAAAGCGGATGCTGGAGGGCAAGGGCGAGCCGCTCACGAGAGAGGAATTCGCCAGCTATTATTGGGAAGGCGAACCATAATGCTGCACTGCGACCGCAAGGAGTTCGACGGTCTGGTGGAGGCCCTCGCCATGGCCTGCCTGCGCTGTCGCGGCCCGGGTGGGCTCTTGGTGCAGCCCAACAACAACGTCATGCGGCTCGAAGCCGTCGCCAGCGCCATGCTGACCATACTGCTGGGCACCACGGTCGAGTGCGAGGGCACTGTCCACCTCAGTGAGTTTCAGATCTCAAGGAGACCTTGATGGCACGACTACCAGCATCAGAGCGCCAGCCGCTCAACGACGCCGCAGCGGCGGCACAGGCACGGCGTCAGGCCGAGGTCGAGCGCGCACTCAGCGGTAGTGCAGACGACGAGCAGTCCGTCGACACGCTGCCCAGGCGCGAGCGCAAGCCGTTCGTCCGCAAGCCGTTCGGCAACTTCGACCAGAAGCTGTCCTACCCGGACCGCGAAGGTTTCCACCGGCATTGGTTCAACGACACGCCGGGGCGGATCATGCAGGCACGCAACGCGGGCTATGAGCAGGTGCATGAGGATGACGGCCGGGTGGTCTCCATGGTCGTCGGCGTCGGCCGTGGCGGACAGCCTTTGGTTGCATTTTTGATGGAGGTGCCGGAAGAATGGTTCCGAGAGGACATGGCCGCCCAGGAAATGGTGGTCCATAGCCTTCTGACCCAGATCGGCAAGGGCGATCATTCGAGACCAGGAGGTCCGGATGGTAACCTGCGTTACGCTGGGTCAACGCGGGGCGACATCAAGATCGAGACAGGAAACTCTCGACGCTGATCACTGGCCTCCGAAGGCGACGGGATAGCAACGCCCGAAGCCGGAACACAGCCGTCACGCGGCTAGGCATCGCACGCGCGCGGCACGACATCCCTTTAACCGCTTGCCTAAGTGCTGCGGGCTGGCCCTGGCCGGTCAGCCGCAGCGCATAGGCGACATGGCGCAGAGGCTATGCGATGCCCAATGTGAACAGCCCATTCGGGTTGCGCCCCTACGCAATGCGCAATGGCGCGCCCTACAGCGGGGCAACCCGCACTTACTATGTCCCCGCCTCCAACCCCACCGCGCTCTACATCGGCGATCCGGTGGTGCTCATCACCAACAGCTCCGACGGCAACGGCATCCAGACGGTGCAGATCGCCACGGCCGGCGACAGCAACATGGTGCTTGGCGCCTTCCAGGGCATCACCAACAATGCCGGCGGCGCGGTGATCACGCTGCAGCAGACGCAGCCGGTGTACCTGCCGGCGAGCCAAGCGGCCTACGTCGTGGTCTCGGATGATCCCGACCTGCTCTATGTCATCCAGGAGGACGGCGCCGCAGGCGCGGCGATGGTGAGCGGTGCCTCGGGGCGCAACGCCAATCTCCTGTCAGGCACCGGCAGCATCTACTCGGCGCAGTCCGGATGGACGATGCAGACCAGCTCGCTGGCAACCACGCCAGCGCACCAGCTGCGCATCATCCAGCTGCTGCAACAGCCTGCCGACAATGCCGTGGGTCAGTACGCCCGATGGCTGGTGAAGCTCAACCAAGCCATCCACCCGTACCAAAACGCCACCGGCATCTGAGGGAGAGCGACAATGGCAGTCATCACCACTGGCACGCATCCCAAGGCGCTGTGGCCTGGGGTCAAGGCCTTCTGGGGCCGGTCCTACAACGAACATCCGGTCGAGTACCTCGATCTGCTCGACAAGCAGACATCGGACAAGGCGTACGAAGAGGAGGTGGAGATCACCGGCTTCGGTCTTGCGCCGGTCAAGCCGCAAGGCCAGCAGATCTTCTACGACATCGAGGTGCAGGGGCCGGTCAGCCGCTTCACCCACGTCGCCTACGCGCTCGGCTACATCGTGACCTACGAAGAGCTGCGCGACGATCTCTACGAGGTCGTGTCGAAGCGGCGTGCGTCGCAGCTGGCGTTCTCCATGCGGCAGACCAAGGAGAACGTGCTGGCGGGCATCTACAACCTCGCCTTCTCGGCCACCTCACTCGGCGCCGACGGTCAGCCGATGGTATCAGCGTCGCATCCGACGTTGTCGGGATCGCAGTCCAACCTCGGCACCGCGGCGGATATCTCCGAGGTCGCGATCGAGGATCTGGTGATCCAGGTGATGCAATGTCAGAACAACAGAGGCATGCGGATCTCCGCGCTGCCGATGTCGCTGCATGTGCCGCCGCAGCTGTGGTTCGAGGCGAACCGCATCTACAACTCGGTGCTGCAGAACGACACGGCGAACAACGCGATCAACGTGCTGCGCGCAGTAGGCACCTTCCCCAAGGGGATCAAGGTCAACCACTACTTCACGTCGGCGACCGCGTACTTCATCCGCACGAACATCCCGAATGGCCTGACATACTTCGAGAGAGACGGGATTTCGTTCGACCAAGACAACGACTTTGACACGAAGAATGCCAAGGCTGCGTGCTACGAGCGCTATTCCGGCTACTGGGCGGACTGGCGTGGCATCTACGCCAACCAGGGTGTCTGAGTGCGTTACTTCGAGCGGATCGCTGCCGGAATAGACGTAGATCCTCTGCTGCACCAGATCACCACGCAGCCGGGACTGTGGAATGCCGTGCCGATCCGCTCGAAGTACGGCAACCACGCCAGCACGGACGACATCCTGCTGCGCTATAACCGGTTCGATCCGACGAACGACGACCCACGCGAGGCGGTGCTCAGCAACATCGCCTGCGTGAACTATCCGGCCTTCGCGTCATTGCCGCATGCCATGCCCATCATCTTCGGTCTGATGGCGAGGGTGCAGGGCGTGCATCTCGGGCGGGTGTTCGTGTCTCGCCTGCCGCCCGAGGGGGTGATCCCGCTCCACAGCGACCGCGACGCTGCCAGCGAGCGGGACTACCCCGACCGCGAGATCCCGGCGGTCTACTACGAGCGCTACCAGCTGACGCTGCGCAGCCAGCCCGGTGTCGTGTTCCTGGCCGGTGACGAACGTATCTACATGGAGCCGGGCACGATCTGGTGGTTCGACAACCAAGCGCCGCACAGCGTGGAGAACCGCTCGAAGGATGACCGCATCGCGATGACGATCGACATCCGGACCTACAAGCCGGTGACGGAGCTGCGATGAGCGACGCACCGAAAGACGACGCAGCTCTTACTGACACACCGGAGATCCAGGTCTTCGGCATGGGCGGTGGGTTCCTCGGCGCGACGATCAACAAGCTGATCAATCCCACCGCCTCCAGCCTCGGGGCGCAGCATCAGACGCAGCTCGTCATTTCGCCGACACAGGACGCGCTGAACACACGCGTCATGTCGACGCTGATCGCCGAGTTCGGGATCGACCAGTACACGGCGGAGGCCTTGGTGCCGGCCGGCATGATCCCGCTGGTGCCCGCGGCGGGCGCTGGTGGTGTGCCGGAGGCGCCGCAGGACAGCTTCACTTACGGCCGGATGAACGCAACCTGGACACAGGTGCTGCCGCTGACCGGCGGCGCTGTCGGTCCTATCGGTGTGGCGGCTCCTGGTATCGGCTTCCCCTCCATGGGGGCCAACAACGCCAGCTATCAGTTCGCCTGGAGCAACAGCAGGATCTACCCCTACGTCAACAGTATCGCCCAAGGGGCGATCGCCTACATGACCGACATCCCGACGGTGCCGGTCGCATCCAGCACGATACCCGCGATGGATGGCACCGCGGCAATCGGCATCAGCACGACCTGGGCCAGGGCGGACCACGTCCACCCCAGCGACACTTCGAAGGTCTCCAAAGCCGGCGATACGATGGCCGGGAACCTACAGACAGCCCGGCTCACGGTTTCTCAGACCGGGGGCAACATTCCTTGGGTGTTGGTGACGGGCGACAACACCGCAAGTGATGTTTTCGGATCGACGCTGTCGCTGTTCAACCGTACCAGCGCAACCGGCGTCGCGATGCGTTATTCCAGCAGCCAGCTCAATGTTATGGCGACCGATAACAGTGGTGTGCCGGCCGGGACGCCATGGATGCAGATGAACGCCGCCAGCTGTTTGATACAGGTGCCGACTACCCTCATGGGCACCACCACCAACAACAACGCCGCGGCCGGGCAGATCGGCGAGTTCATCTCGGCCACCGTCCTGGTCGGCGCGGCGATCAACGCACCTACGGGCGTGGCCTTTGACCTCACGACGATCTCGCTCACCGCAGGTGACTGGGATGTGCAAGGGCAGGTCTCCACCACGGTCAATGCGACCACCCACGTCACGGCGATGTCGGTCTGGACCAACACGGTATCCGCGACGGTGCCGGCAACCCCGATGGGCAGCCAGCACGGCATCGTCGGGATCAACGCTACGGTGACGCCCGACCCGATGGTGCTGCCCACCGGCCGGATGCGGCTGTCGCTCGCCGCCACCACGACCGTCTACCTATCGGCCAAGCTGACGCTGACCGGCGGAACGCTGACTTGCTACGGCTTCATCGGCGCCCGCCGAAGACGCTGACCCCTCACCCTCCTTCTGCCCCGCACTCAGTGCGCTGAAAGGAACACCGATGGCCCGCACAGCACTCTACGCCCCCGCCCACCGCGTCATGGGACGCAATCCCGTCGGGTCGCGGTCAGGCGCCAGCCAGCCGCCGACGGTGTCGATGTCGTTCGACTGTGGCGGCACCGGCATCCAGGACAGCCGCTGGCTGTGGAACGCCGGATCGTCGCCCTTCGCGCCGCAGGTGATCGGCTGGCCCGATCCGGGCCTCTATCCGGTGCTCGACTTCGTGCCGGCCACCCTGGCCGCCGCGGCCTTCGCTGCCGCGCAGATCCCGGTCGTCGGCACACCGATGACCCTGGTCGCCAGCTCCGGTGCCGGGGTGATCGTGCCGACCACGCCGACGCAGATGTTCCCGGGTGGCCAGCTGGTGCCGGTGACGGGGCGCTTCGTGCAGGCGGTGCCGATCTACCAGAAGTTCGGCTTCGGCAAGCAGCAGGCCTACGCCTACGACAGTGCCACCATGGTCGAGCGCTGCATCACCGTGACCTCGGTGGGCAACGACAGCACCGCGACGATCATGCTGACCGGCGTCGACCAGTACGGCTACCTGATGCGCCAGCAGATGACGATGGGCAGCGGTGCCGCGGTCACCACCACCAAGGCGTTCAAGGCCCTGCTCAGCGCGGTGTGCAGCGGCACGCTATCAGGCTCCAACGTCTCGATCGGTACCTCGGACACCTTCGGGCTGCCGTTCTATGCCGCGCAGTCGAGCCAGATCTACGGCTTCTACAACAACCTGATCCTGTATGGCACAGGCACGTTCGTAGCCGGCGTGACCACGATCCCGTCGACCGTCCTGCTGGGCGATACCTGCGGCACCTGGATACCGGCGTCTGCCTCGGATGGCGCCAAGCGCATCACGTTGTTCCAGCGTCCGTGGATACCGCAGATGACCAACCCGACGTACGGCCTGAACCAGGGCATGTTCGGCGTCACTCAGACCTGAGGAGACATCGATGGTCGATGTTGTATCCAGTCAGATACTGGAGAACGGTCCGCGCTTCATCGTGGCCAAATACACCAGCCTGTCCGACGCCACGGGCGAGGCTGGTGTGACAAAGCTCGATGCCACCTCGACCGGCCCGTTCGGCATCGTGTTCCAGGGCAACACGCTCTACCCCGGCATCCACCTGTCGGTGCTCTCGGTGTGGTTCTCTGTCGTTGGGATGACGCTGCGCGTGCAGTGGCACGCCACCGCCAATCTCGACATCTTCGTGCTGAACCAGTCGGACAACTGGCAGTTCCTCGATGCCAATCGCGGCGGCTTCGCCGGCATCACGCCGCCGGTCGGTCCGGCCGGCATCACTGGCTCGATCGACTTCACCACGGCCGGAGCCCTCGCCAATAGCGGCTACACCATCATCCTGAAGTGCGCGAAGAACATCCCGACGAGGTGAGCCGATGTCACTACTGGGACTGATCGTGCTGATCCTAGTGATCGTCCTCCTGTTCGGCGGTGGTGGTGCGTACTACGGCCCGCGCTACGGCTGGGGCGGTTACCACTATGGCGGCATCGGGATCGTCGGGATCATCCTCATCGTGCTGCTGGTGTGGCTGCTGCTCGGTCGCGGAGGACCGCTCTGATGCCCTATGGCACATGGTACAAACCGGGGGACTGGAACGTCATCGACGACCTGTCCGGCTTCCGCCTGAAGCACTCGCAGTCGCGCAAGATCCCTGGCGGGCAGACCGGCGGGCTGGTGGTCGACAAGAAGCGCTGGGAAGCGCAGCAGCCACAGGACTTCGTGCGCGGCATCGCCGACGACCAGTCGATCCCCGAGCCGCGGCCACGCCAGCAGAACCGCTTCGTCATCACCGCGACCTACGTCACGGCGTTCGCGCCGAGGACGACGCCGTGGGTGACGGTCGACAGCACTGAGGGATTCAACCTGGGTGACAGGCTGTCGGTGATGCTGGACAACGGCGACCCCTACTATCCGATCATCGTGGCGCTGCGCAGCGGCCAGCTGCGATTGACGCCCGGGTTACCCCACTCGGTGGGCGGCCCTTATGCCGATCCGATCCAGAATGTGATCGTCAACCTCGGGCCGTCCGGCCAGAGCTTCCTCAGCAACGACGGCGGCGGCACGCCTATTGTCGACGACTACGGCGATCTGTTCTGGGTGCCCTAGGAACCACAATGAGCGATCTCGTTACCGAAACCGTCAACGATCTCCCACCCGCGGCAGCGCCGCAGCTGGGCGACTTCGTTATGGCGTGGCAGCCGCTACAGTCGCCGCACACGCGCAAGATGACGCTGGGGCAAGTGAGCGGGCTGATCGGCGGCTTCGGTGATGCGCCGATCGATGGCAGTGCCTATGGGCGGCTGAACGCGGCCTGGACGCAAGTGCTGCCGCTGGCGGGTGGCACGATCACGCCTGGACCGCTCATCATTCTCAATACCGCCCCGTACGTTACAAACACCATTCCTGTCGGATTGACCATTCGGGCGATAGATACCAGTGCGTCGCCTGGGCGGGCTGCGTTGAACATGTACTGCCCGGCCACGAGTGTGCACGGCGGCACATGCACCATCATGGGCTTCAAGAACGATCTTCGGCGTTGGTCGATGGAGCTACCTACCTCCGAACTCGAACCCGGTGGCAACGTCGGCAGCAACTTCTATTTCGAACGCTACGCTGATGACGGCATCACCAATCTGGACGGCCCCAATTTTTTCACGGTCGCAATCGAGCGAGTGTCAGGACAGATGGTGTTCCGCAACGGCTTCCGTGCCACAGGCGGCACGGCGACGGTCGCGGCAGATCCTGTAAATCCACTCGATATAGCAACAAAGCAATACGTGGATGCTCATAGCGGCGGCGGTGGCGGCGCACCCTCGGGACCGGCGGGCGGGGATCTTACGGGGACGTATCCCAACCCGACGATGGCGACGACCGCGGTCACGCCGGGCAGCTACACCCATGCCAGCATCACGGTGGATGCCAAGGGGCGGCTGACGGCGGCGGCCAATGGTGTCGACACCACCAACGCCTCCAATATCACCAGCGGCACGTTGCCGGCCGCACGGCTGCCTGCGACGGCGGTGACGGCGGGCAGCTACACGAACGCCAGCATCACCGTGGACGCCGCAGGGCGCCTCACAGCGGCCGCCACGGGCACATCCAGCGGCATCACCGATGCACCGAACGACGGCACGCTGTACGCCCGTCAGAGCGCCGGGTGGGTGCATGTGCCGTTCTCCGCGCTCACGGGCGTGGCGACCTACAGCCAGCTCCCAAGCGAAGTGCAGCAGCTGCCGGTTTCGTTCCCATTCTCGGGCAAACCGACGACGGGGGCGATGGTCAATGTCCCGATGGCGTTCGCCATCACGGTTCCCGCCAGCCTTGCCGGCACGGTGGTGTATGACACGACCAAGACGACAGGCAGCGCGGCGTTCACCGTCAACCGCATCAGCGGGGGCACCACGACCGCGCTCGGCACGGTGACGATCACCAGCACTTCGAACACCAGCTGCACGCTCGGCGGTCCTGGCGGCTCGCTGGCGATTGGCGATGTGCTGCAGATCGTGGCACCGACACAGGATGCCACTCTTTCCGATTTGGGAATAACCATCCTGGCGGCGCGTGTCTGATGGCGTGGAACTTCGGGGACAGCTTCGACCTGTATGCGGCGGCGGCTGATGCCGCCAACGGCTATTGGGATAGCTATACGGCTGGTTATACTCTTATAGCCGGTAGGTTTTCCGGCAGCCAAGCAGTCAATCTTGCCGGCACATTTAACTTGGTCAAGACCAGCGGCGTAAACGACGCCGTGCATCACTTTGTTTGCTCTTTCAATCAAACGGCGGCAATCTCCGGCTCTACCCTCGCTGGTTACTTTGAGCTGTTTGATGGTGCGACGGCACAGTGCAGCGTGGTGTTCCGTTCGGATGGTGCGATTTTGTTGACCTCTGGCGCTCCAGCGGGGACGGTATTAGCGACCTACACCGGGGCGTTTCCGGTGACTAACACTTGGTATGCTTTCGAGATCGAGGTCGTCATCAACAACACGACCGGTAGCTTCACGGTCCGTAAGAATGGCAACACCGTCGCTGATTTTACCGCGTCGGGCCTGAACACCCGTAACTCAGCCAACAACTACGCGAACAAATTGCAGTTCGGCTCAGCGGGCGCTACCAATCAGAGGATTGACGATCTGTTCTGGCGCTCCGACGCATCGTCGGTGGCGTGGCTGGGCGACATCCGCTGTTTCACCAGAATGCCAGCGAGCGATGCCAGCGTGCAGTTCTCGCGACTGGGTGGCGCCACGAACTTTTCGCAGGTGAACGAGGCGCACCAAGATGGCGCCACCTCCTACGTCTACGACAGCACTGCCGGTGACGCGGATTTCTATGGCATCGGCACCATTGCCTCGACACCGGCCAGCACGATTGCGGTCACCACTCGCGGCTACATGCAGAAATCCGACGCCGGCTCGCGCACCGCCGCCGTGCAGCTCAAGTCAGGCGCGACGACCGTGGCCTCGCCGACGCTCACGCTAACCACCTCGGGCTGGCTGTGGGCGTGGCGCACCGACACGGTCGATCCAAACACCAGCGCGGCGTGGACAGCGGCGGCGGTGAACGCGGCGACGATCGGCCCGGTCGTGGTGACGTAGCGGTGGCCAACACCACCTGGAACCCTGCCGATAAGAGCGCGAATATCACGCTGTCGAATGGCAACCTGAGCATAAGCACCACGACCACTGTGGACTCCGGTGTGCGTTCGACGACATCAATAACGACAGGCGCGAAAGTTTACTTCGAGATTACGTGGTTCATCACCAGCAGCGGGGCGGATACGTCGTGCGGTATAGCGACCTCCGCAGCAGTCCTGGGTTCCATGGGCAGCACGACGCTCGGCGGGTTGTTTGTCTATCCTGCCGGAAGCGTCTACTTCAATGGCGCATCGCAGCCCTTCGCCATACCTGCGCCTGGGTCTGGCGGTATTTATTGCCTTGCGATTGATCTGGTGAACTCGCGTGCCTGGGTGCGGCTGAACAACGGCAATTGGAATAACTCAGGCACGGCCAACCCGACGACCAATGTGGGTGGCGTCGATATTTCGGGGTTGTTCCCCGCTAACGCTGCTTTCGTCGCCATGACGACTCAGCAAGTTCTTAGCCCGCTGGCAACCGTCAACTTCGGCGCATCAAGTTTCTCTTATACTGTCCCGAGCGGTTTTGCCGCCTGGAATTTTGTCGCGGTAACCAACGCGCTCGCCACACAGGCCGCCGCCGAGCACTGGCTCACCACCAACCCACAGGAACAGGTCACCCAGGTCGCTATCGAGCACTGGGCGTCGTTGGCGATCGTGCCGCCGGTCGGTGCTTCCTACGCGCTTCCAGCGAGCCGCGCCGGCATCGGCTCCGCTGTGCTGTGGCAGACCACCGCCAACACATATGCAGTGCCGCTGAGCGCGATCGTCGCTGAGGCGACCGCAGCGCCGCCACCACCCGTCAGTGGTGGTGCACAGGCGCGCGTGATGGTACTGGCGTAGATGGCTGACTGGTACGTCTCATCGGCCGCCTGGACCGCCATCGCGCAGTTCGCGGTGAGCGGCGTCTACACCGTCGGGCAGATCGTGCGGCCGCTCACGGCGCCTGCATTCAATGCGCAGTATGCGTTCCGTTGCACCACGGCGGGCACCTCGAGCACCGAACCGGCGTGGCCGGGCGGCAACAACACCACGGTTACGACCGGTGGTGCGACATTCACCAACGTCACGGGGCAGAGCACCTACGGGTGGGGCGCAGCGGCCGGCAATCTCCTCTGTATCTCTGCCAATGGATCGGGCGGCACTCGGTTTGCGGTCGGCGACCGGGCTTTCCTGTCCAGCGATCACAGCGAGACAACCACATCGATCATCTATGCCCTATCCGGTTCCGGCGCGTATGGCGTGATCTCGGTCATCTCCGTCAATCGCGCCGGGTCGGTGCCGCCAGCTGCGGCCGACGCCCTATCTGGAGCAGCTATCACCATCACGAGCGGTATTTTCTATTTAGACCCGTACGTCAGCACCTATTGGCAGGGCGTGACGTTTACTCTTGGGGGCACCGGAACGACCATTTCATTCGGCAACGCCGGGAATAAGACCCTATACTTCAAGAACTGCGCTTTCATATTCACCACGAGCACCACCACCGCCAATATAAACTGCGGTAATTCCTGTGCGGTTACCTTCGACAGCACCACGGTGACATTCAACGCCGCCGGACAACGCTTCGCCATAGGCGGCGCCAGCTATCCTATTGATTTCAAGTGGATCAACACGCCATCGGCGTTATCGGGGACCGTGCCGACAAACCTATTCGTGGGGGGAAACCAGATATACCCGGTCGTAGTAACGTGCCGAGGAGTGGATTTGAGCGCTCTGACTACGACGCTTTATTACGGTGTTGGCAACGCCAATTGGGCAAAGGTTTTGCTAGATAGTTGTCGTATCGCTTCGGGTATGGTGAGACTTGGAATTACGTCTTATGTCATTTGCTCTGATGAAGTCGAGCTGGTCAACTGCTTCGACGGCACCAACATCCTCTCGGAGCGGCACACCCCGGCTGGCGACGTCACCACCGACAAATCGACCACCATGGTCGGCGGCGCGCAGGACGATGTCGGACTCTACTCGATCAAGCTGGTGTCCAGCTCGCGCAGCGATCCCTTCACGATGACGCTCGACAGCTTCTGGATGGATGTCGAACTCACCACGACCGGCGCCCCGCGCACCGCGACCGTGGAGATCATCAGCAGCGCCAGCCTGAACAACACCGACATCAACCTGATGCTGGAATACCAGGGCACAACCGGCTCTTCGCTCGGCGCCTTCGCCTACAGCCTGCCGAGCCCACTGACACCATCGGCCGCCGTCCCGACCTCCACAGTGACCTGGAACAACATGCCGTCGACACCGGTCAAGCAACACCTCCAGGTGACGTTCACGCCGCAGGTGGCAGGGCGGGTGCGTGGTATCGTGCGCCTGGGGAAGGTCAGCACCACAGTGTGGGTCAACCCGCAGATCATCATCACGTAGGAGCGCGGCATGGCCTCCAGCGGCGATTACAGCTTCAACCCATCTACCTACCAGATCATCACGGGTGCGCTGCGGCTGCTCGGCGCCGTCCAATCCGGTGAAGCGCCGCCGGCCGAGGAATACGAAGACGCGCTCGCCTCGCTGAACGGCCTGATCCATGCATGGCAGACCAACAATCTGCATGTCTGGACGCAGAGCACGGTCGACGTGCCGCTAGTCGCCGGGCAGACCTCCTACCAGATCGGCATCGGCTCCACCGACCTGCCGCTCGTCCCCAGGCCGCTGAAGGTCACCGAGGGGCGTCTCGTG